AAAGGCAAATGGAATAACATTTGATCAAACTCTGGTTCATATTCTTTCATCTGATCCATAAGTTGATAATTCATAAAATCTTTAACTCTTTGTCCTTGAGCTTCTTTAGCAGGATTAGACACTCCTAAAACTTGAGTTCTAACAGGTCCATCTGCTGGTAATAATTCTTTGTAAGCTAATGCTTGAAACTGTGTAACAGCTTCAGCTAAAACTGGGTGTGTTGCACCTGAAGCTCCTTGAAATGGTTCATTACGATTATCGTATTTAAATCCTAAAAGATCTAAACCATTTGTATAAGATTGTTCCCAATCTTTTCTAGACATTTTATAATCTGTAAAATTTTGTCTAAGTTGAATTCCAATTGGATCTAAAACTTCTTCTGGTAAAATATCTGCTAAATTATCAAAGTGCGTGTTTGACTGAGCTTGGTTCACGGCACTTGGTTCGAAATTTACTGTAGCACCACCTTCTTCGTCAGGTGTTACTTCTACTGGTTGTCTTTGTTGTGCTTCCGTAATGTCAACATCCGTTGGTGCTTGTGCACCAGGAATTTTTACTTCGTGTCTAACATTCGGGAGTGCTTTATCTATATCTGCCATTTATACTCCTAGTCATCATTAACATTAATCATTATAGAACGCAACCCTTGTCTTGTAGGTGGAATTGCATGAGGTTTACGTATTGCAGCTATACCACCACCCATATAACCTGCTCTGCCGCCAGATGCACGTAAATGACGTTTTCCAAGAATATCAAACTCCCAATTTTTTTTTCCTACATCCCATACTTCTTGAGGATCAATACTTTGAGCTTCTAACATTTTTTTAAAACCCACAGTTCCATGTTTACCTTGTCCTTTTAATCCTCTTAACATTTCTTCTTTTTCTAATTTTCCTAGTTGACTTGCATATTTAATAGGTAAATCAGAATAAGCATCTTTAGGGTCTCTAACATTTGCTGTTGTAAAATATTGATCAAAAAGTTCTGGTACTCCTGCTTCATACGCAGCATGTTTTAATTGTTTCCAATAAGATTCCCCTTTTTGTGCAATATGTTGTTTAAGATTAGTAATAGGCTGTCCTCCTTTGAAAGGAGCCCAATTATAAGGAGTACTACTAAAAGGCTCTAACCTAATTGGCATTCCAACATCAGTTTTTTCCTTAACATCTTTTCTTAAATAATCTTTAAAAGCACTTTTACCTTTTGCTTCTGCGAAAGGGCCTTCATAACCTTTGTAATCTTTAAAAATTGAATCCATTTTTTCTTCCGCTTTTAATTTCTGATCACTATAAATAAATTTCTTTTCCTTTTGAGCATGTTCTGGAAGATCTGTTAAATAACTTAAATTTTTTACTGCATCTTGTTGACTGAACCATGCATCCATCCAATCATTAGTATCTTTCATATGTTTTGCATATTTATATCCTTCATCGCTTCCTGCTTTTATTTCATCCATTTTACTTTTACCCCAGCCAAATAATCCAGCTGTTGTTGCTCTCTTAGCTGCTTCTTTATCTCCTGATAACATATGAGGAAGTGCAAAACCTAATTCGAGTGGAATATCAATTGGCCCTAAAAACCACGCGCCTGTTCTTGCAAGTTTTCCAAATTTATTAAATTTTTTTAAAGAAATTTTATTTCCTTTCTGAGCTTTAGCTTGTTCTTCTTCAATAACTCCTCTGATACAAGTATTAACTCCAGCCAAACCTGCTTCTGCAAATCCAACACGTCCACCGCTACTTAGACATTTATTAATGTTGAAGCCAGCTTGTTTCAGGAACTTATTTTTCATATCCTCATAACTTGTAATTTTTCCAGATTTAATATCTCCTGTCAGGGCAATCTGTCTTTTTATAATTGCTTTTGGGTCACCAGTTCCAGTTAGTTTATTAATACTTTTAATTAGATTATTTTTTTGCGTTTGTGATAATGTTGTGTCTCGATTTATTCCCATTTCAAGTTGATTTACATCTCTAGTGTTAAAATTTAAGTTTGTAAAAGGTTCTCCTTTAACTCCTTTTTTTCCGTGTAAAATGTCAAAGGTAGAGAAACTTGGACTCCATTTATAACCATTAACTTGGTTTCTTTTAACTAAATCTTCTAAAACAATTTTTTTGCCTTTTTTAAGAGGATCATCTATTTTTGTAGTTCTTAAATTATTTATAGCTGTTTGAGTTTCATATACTTTAGAAAAATTTTTTTTAAGATGCTGAATATCATTTAATTTTTCAATGTTATGTCTTTTTCCTTTATAAGAAAAAGAAACGTCTTTATAAGGTAATTCTACCCCATAGGCCCAATCAATACGTTTTCCATTTTTATCAAAAAATTCAATTAACCCTTTTCCTCTATTAGCATGCCAATTTCTTTTTGCAAATGCCATTACTTTAAATTTTGGAGATAAAGTATAATCACCACCAGCCAGCTTTCCCATTCCAGTAAATCTGGGCATACCTTTTTCCATTTCTAAAGCCTGAGTTAATTGTTCAGAAAAAGAAAGATCTTTTAAAAATTTATGAGAATCTGGTTTATTAAACCTAGTTTTTAAACTAAGCGCTCCTTGATCTTTTATAACTTTAAAAGTAGGGGATTCATTAATATAATTTTTAATAGTCTCTTCTGCTAATCCTGTTCTTTCTTGTAGCGCTTTATACCAAAAATTATTTAAAGGTTTTTTTTCAATTAACATATTTTTTAAAGTATTTTCTACTTTCGTTTCTACTGGGTCTAAAGTTCTCATAACAGGATATCTTTTAGGTTCAAATTGATTAACTTTTTTTGTGTAAGCTATTTTATCACTAGGAAAACCTTTAGCTGCATAAGTTGTTTTATATTTAGGTTTTATTCCAAATTTTTTTTCAACCATAGAAGATACTTGTTCCTTTGTATAATATTTTTCACCTGCGTTAAGTTTCGGAATTAATTCTTCTAAATACTTAGTAACTTTTATAAATCGTTTTCTAATTTTAGGAGGTACTTTACGTAAATCTTTAAATGTAGATTCTTCTCCCTGATACCCAGGTCTCGATCCATCAGCCGATGGTGTTACGAGTTGGCCATCAGCGTACGTGTTCCGTGATCCTTGAGCCATGGGCCTTGGATCTTGGTCATTGTACATGTCTTTAATCTGATTTATAAATTCTAATGGGTTCATTCGCCTAACATTTCTGCAAGTCCACCTGATGCGTTTAACTTACGATCTTTGGTTTTTAAATTTTTAAGAATAAATTCTCCTTGTAAAATATCTTTATCAGTCACACCAGGAGGGACAGGGGATTTAAAAGATTTTTCTAAATGTTCAAATATAGGAGCTGCTGGAGTTTTCTTTCCTTGTTCTATATTTTCTAAAAATGCTTTTCTTGTTTTTGCCATTTCAACCCAGTTCTCAAACATTTCTATTCTGCCCTTTTTCATTCTTTCAAATTCTTCTTTTGAAACATATTTTTTAACATCATTAGGAAGTGCTTTATAATTTGTAATTTTTAAATAAGTAGAAGGATTAACTCCTCTTTCTTTTGCCAAGTTTTTAATAATTGTTTTAAAAATTCCACCGCCCCAAAGCAAACCTACTCTGCCATCAACAATTCCGCCTGATGCGTTTTTCTTTCTTCTAATAGCTTTATCAAATTCACCTTGAAATTCTAAAGTATCACCATGTTTTAATAATAACTCATCATATAAATCTGGATCTAATCTTCTATTTTTTAGCATCATAATCATTCTAGCTTGCGTTTCTTTATCTAACTTCATTATTTCATCGATTTCATCTAGACCTATCTCTGGAAAATTCTCTATTAATTTTTCTCTGCTTAGTTTAAAACCTTCTGGGACTGGAGGAACATCAATACCAGCTCTTTCACCCGAAGGAAGTTTCCCTTCTCTCATGAAATCAATTTCTTTTGTTAATTGATCCTCATCTTTTACTATAAATTTTTTAGACTTAGGGTACATTTTTTGTGTAGCTTCCCCACCTATAAATTTTCCAGTTTTATCAATTATAGGGGTATTGAATGGATAAGATTTTTTTATATCCCATGCATTTTTTAAATTTTCTTTTGGAATATTTATTCCTGTTTCTTTTACAAAGTCTGCATGAAACTCATCTAAAGAACCAACTTGCTCGCTGCTAATTTTTGTTTCTTGTTCAACAGTATATTTTTTATTTTTTTGCCTTCCCTGAAAATCAGTAAGTGCTTTTCTTAAATCCATTTTCTCTTGTACTTTTTCTGGAAATGGCCTGGATCTCTTTCCAAGTTTCGTGGTTCCTGGAAAGAACTCGTCCATTAATTTTGCAAGTCCTTCTAATACTCTTTTGCCCTTGGAGAATGGAACACGGCCGCCTTCTGCTTTATTAACTCTTTGAATAATTAATTTAATTTCATCATCTTCGTAACCTTGTTCTCTACCAAGTCTGTAAATATTTTCTAAAGCAAACATTTTATTTTTCTCAGCGTCTTCAGGTTCGGCACCTTGTTGTCTTGCAAATTGAGACCACCTATCTACAACCGCTTCAAACATTGAATCGTCTTTTGGTCCTATAACAGGTCCACCAACTTCAGTATGAAATAAACCTTGAAAAGATGGTTTTTCTTTTGGTAGTACCATGTTTCCCGAATCGTAAGGTACTCTATGATTATCGTCCGCGTATGTTGGTTCACCTAACATACCTGCGATACCTCCGCCTGCTTTTCGTTCTTTTGGCATATGTTTTTTAATTTGTGCTTCAAACATTTCTAAAACTTTTGTTTGATCCTCTTTGTTTAAAAAATTAAATTCTGCATTTTTTTTACCAATAAAATCACTTACCCATCTTTGGTTCTGTGACCAACTATTTAATTTAGATTGTGTACTGAAACCTTGTCTAATTCTTTGAGCTTGAATAGGATTTGCTGTTCCATGACCAGCACCATAACCATGTGGTGGTCCTGCAAATTCATTTACTAAAGGTTCGTCAAGTTCTGTTACATCAGCTTTTTTTCCTGTAGTAGGTCTTGGTTTTCTCCAGTCTGTAATTTTATCTCTTGGGAATTCAACAACTTTACCCTTCCCTGATTCTTGGGCAAGTTTAAATCTAAACTGCAACCATTCTAATTGATCTTTTGGTTTTCTGCCAAACCGTTTTATAAATTCTGCTAATGCTTTTCCCATCAGTAATAAACCTTTTTCCTAGGCGCTGATTTTTCTTCTACGTAGTCTTCAGGGTGCTTGATTAATCCGCCCTGCCTGAAGCGCATAACAGCCATAGTTGTTGCATCAACTAAGTCATCATGATCACCATGTGGGAATGCTGCGCATTCTTCAATAACCTCTTCTGCAAAGTTCTGATTTGGCGCCCATATCATACCTGACTCAAAAAGAGGTGCACATGTATTTACTCTAACATGTTTATCATTTCCTTTTGATGGTGTAAAGCTGATAACTGGAATATCCATCTGCCTAAGTTCATATGTAAGTGGTAGTCCCGATGCTTTTGCTTCAACGATAACTGTTTCGGGATTCCAGTATTTATATTGCTCTAGCGCCTTCCTTCTTAGCTCTGGGAACTCAAATCTGCCTTTTATAGCATCTAAAAGTATTAAATTAGCTCCTGAGTCTTGATCTGGGTAAAATATACCCCAAGTAGTGATTGCACTAAAGTCAGCAGTCTCTTTTTTCATAAATGCGGTGTCATAACTCTGAATTACATGTTGCAGAGGAGGTATGGTGTCTTTATCCCATTTACGCCACCATTCCCGCTTTATAAGGGCACCTTCTTCCGAAGTTGGACGTTGCATCCATTGTGCGTTCCATTTGCCAACTGGAAGCGTTGCTTTAACCTTTTCTAATTCGTCTAACTTCCAATACTCAGGCCAAACGGGTTCTAGTTCTGATCCGTGATCCAAGATCGCTGGAAATTCGACCACTTCCCACTGATCTGCTTTTGCTTCTTTCTGTTTTGACAATAACATACCAGTTAAATCTTTTTTACTCCATCTAGTCATAACGCAAACAATTTTTCCACCAGGTTGAAGTCTTTGACGTGGACCTGACGTATACCACTCGTAAGCATTCTCCATTGCAGTCGCGGATAACGCATCTTGCTCCGAATGTGGATCATCGATGATTAATAAATCAGCACCACGACCTGTAATTGCTCCACCAACACCAGCTGCAAAGTATTCTCCACCTTGTGCAGTCTCCCAACGGCCCGCGGCTTGTGAATCTTCTCTTAAAGCTGTTTCAAAAATTTTTCT